ATATGTTTAATAATCCGAACCAATCTTCACTATTTGAACTGTCTAATTTCTTTGAACGTATTTCATAAATTGAGAATCCATCTACACCATTAATCATATTAAGCAATAACATTCTAGGAATATATTTGCTTCTTTCACTTTCTGTAACAACATCTTCACCATTTGGAGCTACACTATATCCTCCTTCTGTAACAATAAGAGGAATATTATTTTTTGAATATTTATGGTTTATTTGTCTTACTTTATCATAAAACTCCTGAATATCTCTTTCTGGATATGTGGTATTTTTAGAATAATAATGTAATGAAACTTTATCCAAATAATTTAGCATACCAAATTTACAAGCCAATTCATACCAGTCTGAAAACCTTAAATCAAAATTAATCATAGAAGTACCAACAACTGTGCCAGTTTTATCTATACTTTTTATTATAGGATATGTTCTTTTAACTAAATTAGCATAATATTTGCCACTTGTTACTGTAAAGGGTTGCCAAAAAGAATTATTCCAGGGTTCATTCCATATCTCCCATTGAATGTTTTTATCTTTGTACCTTTTAACAACTTCATTTACAAAATTACACCAGCCATTTAAACCATCTTCTGTTAATATGCTTAAATTATTTTCACCATAAAGAGTATTACCACCAAAAAGAATAATGTGTGGTGTCATACCGTTATTTATAATAGAGTTGATTTCGTTATCAGCTTTAGAAAAGTTGTATATCCCTTTAGTTGTTTCAACTCCATACCAATACACACTAACTCTTGCATATTTAAAACCATCATTTTTTAATTTTATTATTAACTCATTATCTAATGGTGTAGTATTACAACAAACTCCTAATTGTCGCTGAAATTCTAAACCACTTTTATAATTTTGTTCAAAAATATCTTTTTCATTTTTCGCATTATTGTCCAACGACGTTTGAATGTTTGGTATAACGTTACTCGACACATCATTTAATGACGCTTTTAACGTATTTGTTTCGTTTTTAAGAGTTTCAACATCACTCTTAGTGTCAATAATACTACCTTCTACATTATCAAACACAGATATAGCACTATTTAAACCTGCTATCTCTCTATCTATAACGCTAAAAGCTTCGTTCTGTGTTTCTTTTAAATACTTATCACCTTGCTCTAAGATAGGCAAGTTTATGTTAGGCGTTTGTTTCATTTAATCACCTCGTAAGTTTATTATCATAATCTTCGTAAAGATTAATTTTCTCTTCGTAACTTGTCATAGGTATAAAGCAATTTGCGTTAGTATGTAATGTTTCTATCGCTCTAGGTTGCTCCATAACATCTATTAACATATCTTGCACTATATCTACGTTATTGAACACTCTATCATGTTCTGCGTACGCTGATAAATCATTTTTATATTGATCAGCTATATATAGTGCATTTTCTCTTTCTTTTGAATTTTCTAATTTGCATATTTTTAAACCATCTAACTTGTTAATCTCAACGCTTAATTTCTTTATAGTATTCATTAAGGTATGTTATCGTAATCTACTTTCATAGATATTCTTATCGTATTTCTATCGCCTTTTTCGTAAGGTATAGATACTTTTATAACTTCTCTAGCGTTAGATGGCAAAATGCTAAAGCTCTTTTGAATAGTCGCTTCACTAGACGTATCAGTAAGCTTTGTTACACTAATATTATATGCACTATGAGAACCTACGTTCTTTATGTATATATTCTTATTGTACGTTCCACTAGCATGACCAGTAACTATTCTAGCGTTAAGAATATATTCACCAGTAGGGGATAGGCGTATCTCTTTAGTGCAAGATGTATCTTCGTAAAGCTTTAGTTTAGCTTGTCCGTTATACATATTTTTATCACCTCGAATTTTGTATGTTTCACGTGAAACGTGTTGAATTTTGTTGTTGAGTGCGTCTTGTTAATCAAGTATGAATTAATTATGGTTCATCTTTTTTAAATGCTCAATAATTTTATTAGATATAAGTGTTGCTCCTGCGTCGTTTGGATGTATCTTATCAGGGATATATTTACTCCAATTTATAAAATTAATTCCACAGTTAAATACATCAATGAACTCACATGAGAATTTATTAGCAACTTCTTCACACGCATTTCTAAAGTCTATCATTGATAACCCTAATGCGTTTTTAACTATATCAGTTGCACCATCTGAACCTCTTTGAATTGGTGACATTATAAACATTTTTTCAACTGTTGGACATTCTCTTGTAACTCTATCTATTACATTTGACAATGCTCCTTTGTAAGTATTCCTATTATAAGGATAACTCAAATCGCCCATTTCAATAGCATTAAACTCTCCATCTGTTTCGCTCGGTGGTTTAGTACCATCATATCCAAAGTCATTTGTTCCAGCCATAATAAAAACATATTCAATTAAATTATCATTTATTTGTTCTACTAATCCATTAACCTTATAATCTCCAGTTAATGAAAAACCATGATTAGGATTATTTTTAAATACATTTGACAAAGGATAACCAGGATTTCCGTTGTTTATATACTCTATCCCTAAAGTTTCTTGTACTTTCTTCTGATATAAATCTTGGTTAGTTATACTATCTCCATAGAATAAGCATTTTTTATCTACCCTAACAACATTTGAACTATTTTTCAATACGTTAATTTCAGTTTGTATATCATTTATTGATGAATTTATGTTCTCTATAGCTTCAACCCCAATAGTTTCTTTAGGAGTATAGTAATCGAATAAACAAGCATTGTTATTCCCTATCCCAAAATTGGAGTAATTATTAGAAAAACATACTCTTATAAATTTATAACCTTCTGGCAAAGAACTCTTAGTTACTAATCCAGTATCGTAAAATTGCTTTGCTGATGTACAAATATTAGTTTTATTAATATCATATACTGCCATATAAGCTATATTCCCATTTGATACGGTTTCCCCATCTAAACTTTGTTTGAACCATATATGCTCGTTAGTCTTAAAGAACTCTTCAACATCTATAAAGTCTGTTAAAATTCTTCCTTCATTAATAGTTATATTACCTAAGCAATCAATACTTTTACCATTTTCAGATGTTTTTTTATTGTATAAATTATATTTACCTTCATCATATAAAATCGAAATAACATTATAATTCAAATTATCTATATTTATGTCATATAGCTTTTCTTCTATATTTTTTAAATCGTTAGTCAATGCTATTTTAGAATTATACGGAGGATAGTATTCATTTCCTAACTTTTTATCAATCCATATATGCCCATCAAAATTTATATCTGCACCTGATACTCTCAAATAGTTAACTTGAAAATCAGATGATGGTGTAGTTGCATAAGCAACTTGTCCGTTGCTAATATAAGCAACTATTTTATTACTTCCACTTTTATCACTTCTTAATTCAAATTGTATTTGGTTTGTTGAAAACATACTATCAAAATGTATATAGTATTGTGTGCTACTTTTTAATGTAAATGGGGTTGTTTCAATAATTGCATTATTACTTCCTGCCCATTCTAATTTTAATAAATTATCATTTAAAGAAATAATGCCCCCTTCAATATTATCGTAATTTATCATTTTTAATAGATTATCAGTTTTCTCTAAGTATTTTATAGGCAATTTATCTATGGAAATACTGTGGTCAACTATATTTACGTCCATAATTCCTTGTCTTCCAACCACAGCTACAGCCCCACCAGTAAATTTTTCTTTAACATCTTGTGATAAATCAACCATAGTTATTGGCTCTTCTTTTTTTCTTACTTCATTTTTATTTGCTTTATTTATTTCAATAGTTTCCAATGACGCATTTATATCATTAATTTGCCCTTGTAAATTAGCACTAGGGTTTGTGCTTTCTACTGTTTCTTTTATATTTTTAAGCTCTTTATATTGCTTATCTATCGTTTCGTGAGCATTATTAACATCATTAATTTTGAATATATCGCTCTCTGGATTATCGTAAATTGGTAAATTTAGATTTTCCGTTCTTTTCATTCGATCACCTCTACATATAAATAAAAAGGAGCGAATAAACGCCCCTATATTAAATTATGCTATTTTGCTTTTGCTTTTGCTGACGCAGGTAGTGAAGATTCACCTTTAGAACCTACGATACCTCTGTAGTCAGAATATCCATAAGAATATCTCATGTAACCTCTGTACTTAGCAACTAAAGTATCGAAATCTTCTGCTTGTTTGAACTCTGGTCTAACTCTCCAGAAGAAGTTTAATTCGTGTCTTGCAGAATCCATTACGAACCATGCTTTATCGCTTTCTAAGAAGTCAAGCACAACGATCTTTAACTTTCCTTTTAAGCTGTTTACGTTATTTAATTCAGAATCAGCTTGATTGATAGAGTTTAATAATTCGATAGCTTTAAATTCTAATGCAGGAGGAACAATTAATGTATCAGCTTTGTATACAACTTTCTTTCCTGCTTCGTCCTTAAAGTTTCTCATAGCAATAATTGCTTTCTTTAAGTTTTCAACGTTTAATTCACCTTCGATTAAGTTAGAGCAAGTTGCTCCACCACCTTTTAATAATGGGTGGTCTTTAGCAAATAATGCTTTACCATCATATCCAGTATTATCGAATCCATTATTTAATACAGACGCAGCGTCTATTTCAACTTTGTATCTTCCTGCTCTTGCAAGGTCTTTAGGCATTTTGTTGATAACACCGTATTGTTCGTCATCAACCATCTTTCTTTCAACTTGGAACCCTTGTGCGAACTCTTTATGAACATAAACTCTTTCTAATCCTGCAGGGATTGTTACGTAGTTTACAGATGGCATTTCTGCGTCTCCAACAGCATCACCAGTTAAGTTAGCGTTAATAGCTGTACCAAATTCGCTCCATAATGGCATTGCTCCTAGTCCGTAGTCTACTTCTCTAGCTTTCTTTGAATTATGCACTTTGAATATTTTTGAATATTGTTCTGGAACTTCGTCAAATGTTTCATAGAATAATTTTCTTAAACCTGGTTCTAATAATTTACCAAAGTTCACCTCTTGATGTGTTTTGTTCCCCATTGGAGTCTTAGACATTTAATTCACCTCTAAAAATTATAAGTATTTAGCGTAGTCTTCATATGATATTCCCATCATATCAGCCACTCTCATTTGTTGTTTAGTTAAATTATGTGTAGTTGTAGCAACATCTGAATGTTTAGTGTTGCCAACTACTGTTCTCGTAGATTGAGAATTTTTAGCCATTTCTTGTGTAGCTTGTGCCAACTGTTCTTTTACTTTTTGAGCTATTATGTTATCCATGTTTGCCCCTCTTAGTCCGTGGTACACAAATTCTAAATCGCTAGTATTTAATTGAACAGCTCTATTAAGCACTTCAATTTCGTTGAAGTCTGGATATTTCATTTTTAATCCATTTAATGTAGCGTCCATTTCTTTGATGTATAATTGTTTTTCAAGTTTTTCAATTCTTTCCATTGCAGGATTTATTGAGTTAGAAATATTACTAGGAACATTTTCTTCGTTCATTAATCTTTGTGCAACTTCTGGATTTTTCTTGATGTAATCTACAAGCTCTAACGCTTGTTTGCTTTCTTCTTTTAACTTATTAGCTTCTTCGATTTTTGCTAAATAGTCTTGTTGACGCATATAACCAGTTTCGATTTCAGCTAAAGTTAATTCTTTTCCACCAATATTAAATGTTTGTGGCGTAGTGGGAGCAACCTCTTCTTGTGGTGCTTCCTCTACGATCTGTTCTTCTATTGTTTCTTCAACTTCACTAGCTTCTTCGCTAGTTACATCTTCTTCAATTTCTACTTCATCTAATTGCTCGTCAGCAATCCAATCTGTAAATGCCATTTACTTACCTTCTTTCATTTAAAAATACCTACATAGTAGGAGTTCCTTGCATTAAGGACATAACTTGTACTAACTCTGGATATTGCTCTAAAATAGCTTGTTGCTCTTCTGGTGGTAAACTCATAATATGTTCTATTATTTGTTGTAGTTGAGCTTCTTGCTCCATTTGTGCATTTCCAGTTTCTTCAACATTCTCATTATTTATATTATTCGTGTTTTCTTCTTTCTGTTCAGAATCGCCCTCTTTAGCACTATTTTGCTGTTGAAGTATATTCATTATCATTTGTGCTAGTTGTAATTGTCTATCTTTATCATGTTCAGCGTTGTCATTAGCTTCCTTCATTTGTTCTTTTTGCATTTCAAATTCAAATTTTTGTTGTGCTTTTTGCATTTCTGCTTCTGCACTCATTTGAATGTTAGTTTGTTGTTCTTGAAGCATTGATTGTTGTTGAGCTTGACTTTGCTCTGCTTGTTGTTGTTTTATAGCTTCAAACCTAGCTAAGATTTCCTCAACGTTAGGAAGTTCTGAATTTTCAAGTATAGTTTGTCTATCTACCATTGGTAATCCGTCCTCTGCAGGAGTTTGAGAAAGTGAGATTAATTGTTGTAATCTAGCATTTTTGTTTACTGGCATAGTAGAACCACCTACCACGCTTATATCCCAATCTCCATCTATCTCTTCACCACTAAGATTAGTGAATATAGGTACTTGACCATTTACTGGTGGTTGAACAGCGAATTGTTGTCCTTGCATATTCATATCGTTTGTAGCTTGTTCAAAATCTTTTATACTTACCATTACTCTAAGTTGTCTTGGTAACTTCCAGAATTGTATAATACGATTTACCCACATAGAACCTAGTTCAGCTAGTGAATTTTCTAAATATTTCATTTTTAACTTAATTCTGCTTTGAGCTGATTGAGTAAGTTGGTTTATCGCTACACCAGATGTAATAGAAGCAGGTCTTTCACCTCTTGTTATATCGAATACACCAGATATTACTTCTATATCACGCTTTAACATTTCTACCGTGTTTTGGACGTAAGCAGGGATTGAAGGTGGTTGTTCTCTTCTTACTTCTGTTCCTGGGTTTTTAGTAACAATAAGCCCTGGCCTATTAGTAAGTTTCCCTTGCTCTATTCCTGCGTTCTTATCTTTTATCCATTGACAGTTAGCTGTTAATCTAGCGTTATCTATGATTTGATTTGTAAGATTATCTGCGTGTTTTTGAGGTTTCATTAATTGTTCTACCTCACCCATACCCCAGAATGAATCCTCTAAGTCATAGCATTTAAACATTATGAATGGGAATTTACCATCATTGTAAGGATTTTCACCATCTGAAAGAAGAGTTTCTCCTGCGATTATTATTCTACGACCTTTAGGGTATTTCATCTTACGTTCTTCAATAACCTCTCCATCTTCTTCAAGCTTTTGTGTTACCATTTCATAATCACGCATATAACACTCTAGCACTAAGATAGATTGATTTGAGAAGTTTGTACTGTCTTGCCCCATGATAAGATCTTCTTTATCTGGTTTCTTAGTTTGCATTTTTAGTTCTTCTGCTTTTTCTGGGAACGCTCTTATTACCTTACCTACGTTTTGGTATGAAGCGTAAATAACGTAATCTGCGTCCTCCATTGTAAGAGCAGAAGGATCTGGGAAGAAGTTAAATGCACTTATAAGCTTAGGTTCAACGTTACCTATTTTTGTGTCTTCTCCATTCCAAAATAGTCCAATAATGCTTGTTCCGATTTGAAGCGAAGGCAAGATTGCTTTTGGTATAAGTGTATCCATTTTTGTTCTCGTCCACTCGTAGTCCAAAGCTTGCTGCACTCTGTACGATTTGTTAAAGTCTTTTTCAAGGCGTGGAAGCACTTGGAATTTAGGGTTTTCAGCGACCATAATAGGCCTAATAGTTTCGAGAGTTGAAAAGATGTAGTTAGACACGTTATCAGACTTGTATTCTGGTTTCTTTTCATTATCCATCTCCCCTTTATATGCTTCTTTACATTTTTTCCATGTAGAAACGTAAGGAGCTTTTGCTTGTTCAGCTCTTTTGAACATATTTAATACCATATTTACTGTTTTCTCTTCTTTAGAGATAGGTTCATATGGTTTTTTATTATCTTTAGCCATTTACTTTCCTCCTAAATTGAGTATTCTATAAAAGGATCTTCGTCCTCTTCTTCATCTTCATCACGTTCTCTGTATAGTGATGGTCTGTCTATATCGAAGTTTGCTCTGTTTTTAACTCTTTCGTCTGATATTTCTGGCGTGTAGCTATCTCCACGTCCTTCTAGTATGACTTGAAGCCATATTGCAAGTGCCATTACTGTGTCATCATGACAACCTTCTTGTGCGTTTGTTGAGCCTTTATCGTCTATAACGTAAGTTAATAGTTCTCTTATAATAAGCTTTGATTTGATTCCTATATATTCTTCTCTTATAAACTCAGCTAATTTGTCTATCATTAACGGTTTAGTCTTAGCGTTAGTTTGCCAACCTATCTTTTGAGTAAGTTTGTCTGTGATTTGGTCATAAACCTTACTAAAATAAATGTTATAATAGTCTAATTTTTGTATTGCTTTTAACGTAGTAAGTCCGTGGTTATTTGCTTCCACACCTATGTATGCGTCATTGTAGAATTTAGCGAGTTTAACTAGCTCTGCTCCGAATAAATCTGGATCAATGTGTCCGTGGAACATTGCGTCTACTTTTAAGTCCTCTTGCGAACCTACTATACCTACGCTATAGTCCCCATCAATAAGTCCTTCGGCTACATCTCCACCTATACAATAATATCTATCTGGTTTCGGAGCGTTCCATATAGTGATATAACCATCTTTATTTTTCTCAAAATGAACTCTTCCTTGCCCATCATAATAAAGATTTCCTATGATTCCCTCTTCTGTATGACGTAAATATTTCTTTAACTTAGATACGTTGAATCTAGGTCTACCAGAAGCAATAAATGCTTCCTCTGGCGTTGATGGATACTCTTGTTGGAATTGTTCTATATCTGCGTTACAGTTGTTGGCAATACACCATCTACGCCACTTTAACTGTTCATAAGATAGTTTCATATTCCAATCTCTTTCAACCATCATCATTAATTCTTTTTCATCTGTGTATATTGTTTCGCCCTTATCATTCTTGAACTCATATTCAACTTCTGCGATAAAATCTTCTCGCTCCTGCTCTGTTTCAAAATCCATTTTGTAACCAGTATCTACAAACCAAGGTAAAAATATCGGAGTAAAGGCATTTTCGCCTTTCATAGCTCTTTCCCACACATCATAAAAGTAGCCACCTATACCATTTGCTGTGCTTTCAAGTATTACTGCTGTGTTAGGTTTGTTAGGAATGGTTTGCATAAGCCCAGTCATTAAGGTTTTAGCGTCATCCCAGAAAGCCACCTCCGAAGCGTGTAAGTAGTGGATAGTTTGAGAACGCCCAGATTTAGCATTTTTAGCTGTTTTGATAGTAACTTTGCTCTTTAGCCCAGGATTTCTTTTAACGTCCTCTTCATTTGTACTAGGATTCGCAAATTCTAACAAATCAGAGTTAAGGTATTTCTTCATTGGTTTTAAAGCGTCTGGCATATTCTCATAGAAGTTCTTATACATATTGTATAGGTTCTGCGAAGCTTCATCTAAATGGGCAATAATAGAAGAGGATTTATATGTTTGTGTTACAGTTTTTTTGAATATATATCCTTCTGTGTATGTTGATATGCCCATCTGACGAGCTTTTAGTATGATAAGTCTTACTGGCTTATTACGTGCTTCTAAATCTTTAATGATATTATCAACTATGATTTGCCCATCATTAAGTTTAAAAGGCACTAATTCACCATCTTTGTTTACGATTTTTAAGCAATTTTCTATATACATACGATTATTCGTAAGTAGTTTTTTTAATAAATTATTGTTCTGTTCTTTCACCTATTTTCGCCCCTTCTGGCTTTACTTTTGTAATTTCGGATAAATCCTTCGCTAATTTCATAAATGTTGGTAGGACAATCGCCATAGCGTGTCCAAATGTTTCATAGTCTTTATGCTCTACTACGTGAGCTAGGTACGTATCATAAATAACCTTTATATATTGGTCTATTGTTTCGTGAATATCTATTTATCTTACACTTCCTTTCCATTTATTCTACAGAGTAATCTGCGTTAACTATTTCAGCCAGTTGTTCTTCAAAAGTCTTATGTTGAATAGTAACTTCTTTCTTCATAGTTGCTAAATGACCAGTTCTATCTAATACGTCTTTAGACGCTTGATACCTTACTTTGTCATCATCACTATCCATAAGCTCATTAATAGTTTTTAACGCTTTCTCTCTCATAGCTTTTATGTTTTGGTCTACTAACTGTGTTTCTACTTTTTGGTAATGGTCTATCGCTTCTAACACTCTTTCATCACGTAGATACTTATTTACCGTAGTAGTTGTTGTGTTTAGTATAGTTGCAATTTCTTTCTTAGTGTAAATACCAGAACACCATAATTGCATGATTTTTTGTGCTAAAGGTCGTCTTAGTGTACTATCCCCTAAGTCAAGCACCATTAGACTTTGACCATCTTTAACTATTTCATTAGAATCTGCTGTAATACTCATTCATTACACCTTCTTCCATATCTGCTTCCATTTCCTCTGTTACGATTTCTACCTCATTAACAGTAGGTTTGTGTTCTTTAACCTCTACGATTTTATTTACAATCGCAGGTACTTTATCTTTTGTTATGCTAAAAGTTATTAATATTGTTCCGATTAACATTGCCCAGAACGTTATTAGTAACGCCATTATTTCTACTATATTCAAATTGTTCACCACCTTAATTCATCTATTATTATGGTATTCCTAATATGGTTGTTACGTTCAGAGTACGCCCCCTTGCATACCCTATACCCCTATACGGTATCCTTGTGTTCTGTTGAAAAGAGAAAAAGATATATATTATGTTCTATTACATTACATTACATAGAACCTTATGCTTTTCGCATACTGGGGGACGTTCTACCCCCACCCCAGTATCGCTTAAAAACTTTATCGCTAACGCTCTTAGCACCTTCGTGCGTTGTACCATACTTCGTATGGTGTGTAGTAAGTGTTAAGTATGTACTTAATATCTACGTTCCTATGTGTAATGAACATAGGTTTACTTAGTGCTTAAAGGAGGGTTGACGCACTAGGTTCGTGCTATGAATGTTCTTCAATGCAGTAGATACGCATACTCTACAAATCAATAGAAAGGAGATTAACGCTATATGAAATCAATACGTTCACCATCGCTCTGATACTTCGCTCAACTAAATGCACTATAACGCTAACGTACTAAACCAATCGTACTCATTCCATTTACCAAGCGACTAACTACGATTGGAGTACGTTTTAGCGTTCTAGCACATTGGATTTTCGCTACGTTAACACTACACATAGCTTCGCTACGTGCTACGTGAGTTACTTTCACAAAGTAACACAAACGATTAAAAACTATCATTTCTCAACTAGGTGTTATCTATACACTTAGGAATCGTTTTGATTGCTAACGCTTTCGGTGTTTAACGCTATAAGACGAAACAATTTCGCTCACAGTCGCTTGGTTGTTTACTTATAATTTCTTTCACTTAATCGTTACAGAAATTATGATTAAGCAATAAATTGCTTATCAAATCAAATATCTATGAATTAAATTAAGGGCGCAAAGGCGCAGAAAGAGGTGATTACTATGGAAAACAAATCTAATGAATTAAACATTTAGTTTATCAAACGCTAATGATCGCATTAACGCTTATAAACGAAATCCAGTAGGGCGTATGTGCGTTATCGCAAATGGACGCACATATGCTTTATCAATACATTTGCAAATCAAATAAATATATATTAAATTCAGGGAGGGTTCGTCATGAACAGTACATTAATAAACACAAAGGAAACAGCATTTAACACAGTAAACGAAGGAGTTAAGTTCGGAGTTAACACAGTAATTAACGCTAAACATTTATCTTGCTCTTGCGAAGGTTATCACATCTATGACATAACAATAGCAGATGAAATCGAAGTATCAGTTGTAAGACAAGGTGAAAACAACTTCCTAAGAAATGCAAAATTAACAGATATGTTAGTTAAAACATCTAATGGAGTTTCTAAATCTTACAAAAACTTCACAACAGATTACATCATGGTAGAAATGGGCTTACAAACTGCATATGAGCTAAGTGGAAAAACATTATATGTTAATCACTCTACTGGTAAAGTAGTAAAAGAACCAACAAAAGGGTATAGAGAATACGCAATGCTTATGTATACATCTTCAAGTGTTAAGAAATATAAAACTATATGGTATGATAAGTCAATCGCTAAATCAAATATGGACATAATCAACGCTGTTATCCCAAATGTAATCGATAGCATGAACAAAGACTTATCATTAAATGCTTCACTAAAATTCGCTTCAAGACCAGGCTTAGCTTGGACACCAAGCGTTAACTTCTCAACATTAGATAAAATAGCACTATTCAAAGGCAACTTTGAAGTTAACGCAAATACTTCTGATGGTCAAGTTTATATGAAAGCTTCATACGCTCAAAGAATATTCAAACTACACAGCGTTAACGAAGCTTGTAAATTAGTTCTTCAAGCTAGAATCTATGGAGTAATGAAATTCCAAGTAATAGTAGTTCCAGATGAATTATTAATTGAAATGCTTAATGAAGTGAGAAAAAGAGGTGATGTTAACTTCTTAGGTGATGGTTGTAATACTAATATGTTATTAGATAGCAACGCAGTTAAGTGCCATATCAAACCTTCAAACTTAGTATTCTCAATAATGTCTATTGGGAAAATTACAACTTCACAAGCTTCTAAGCAATTCCTTGAAAAAGTGATTATAGAAGCTCAAAGACAAAACAGATTAGAAGAATTTATAAAATACATTAATCTTCAAGGTACTAAGCAAGTTGCAAGAATAATAAGTAATATCTTATCACAAGAAGTTAAAGAAGTTAACTTAAATGATAATTACATCTTAGATGTACTTGCTAAAACAAATCCTTCTAACCCAATAGTAAATGCTAAGAGAGTTGAGGACGCTTATCAAACTATGAAAAATATGATAGATGGACTTAACATTGAGCTTGTTGATGAAGATAACAAAGCTACTATGTATAACACAGTTGTTGCAGGCGATATAACTGCTACATTCGGTAAAGGCTTAATACCAGAAGATTGTGTTGTTATCGGTAAGTTCTCTAAGTTAATGGACAAAAATCCAGAACTTAAAGATAAATATTCTAAAATGGTAGGTATTAAATACCCTTCAATGTTCATCAATGAATATGCAAGTGCTAGAGTATTAACTATTAACGAAATGATAGAAATAATCCATTCTTCTGATTTATCTCAAAAGGTAAAAAGAGGATTAACTATTTATTTCAGAAATATGTCAGATAGCACAATAATGTTCCCTGCTTCAAGAGATATATTCGATACTTGTGCAGGTATGGACACAGATTTCGATAAATTATGTGTAATCTTCGATAAGATGATAGTTGATTTGTTATATGGTAGACAACAAGTGTTAAAAATATCTTCTGCTACACCTAAAGACCTAGAAAATATAAAATATGTTTCTAAATCTTTAGCAGAAGAAGTAAAAATGCTTAATAGAGCAATAGAAACTAATACATCATTCAACCTTTATGATGAAGAGTTCTATTCAAAAATGTACTGTAAGCAAATAGAAACAGAAGATAGTATAGGTTCAATAACTAAAGCTAACAATAGGACAATAGCTTTACTATCAGAATGTTACAAAGGTAACTTTGCTCCTGCTAAGAACTTCTTGATAGAGAACCTAGGCTCTTCAAGAGGTAATAAGCTAAAATATGAAGTTAACAGAAGCATAATAGATATAGCATATGTTGATGATATGATTAACAAAATGCAATATGTAGTATGGAATAAAGAAAACATCATTAACTTCTTAATAGATTGCTCTAAAGTGTTCAGATTATACCAAGAAACTCAAATAGATGGTGCTAAAACTGGTATATACTTAACTAGAAGATTAACAGCTAAATCAATCAAACCTACATCTTGCATGGGAATTGAAGTGGTAGAAGTAGATGGTATGCCAGTATTAAGAAGAAATACCCCAGAAATGAAACCAGTAAAAACACAATTTGGTCATTTTCTTGAACCAGTTGTGTTTGAAGATGTTCTAGGATCAATTCAAACTTCTTTAATAGATGTTGCTAATATTGAGTTTAGACAAGTTATAGAACTAAACAAACATATGTTTATTTACACTAAAGAACAAGTTAAAGAATTTAGCGATTTGCTAAATAAACTAAACAATTCTAAAGAAGGTAAGAAGTTATTATCTTCAATGACAACACTAAAATCAACTTACACTAGCTTAACATCTCGTTACATTGATGATGTAAACGATTGCACAGTTGATGGTGTAACAGATGAAGCAAAATTAGAAGTTGTTAAAGCTAATTACGAAGTTCATTGCGAAAAAATAGGTAACTCAATCAGAATAATTCTTAACAAGCTAAGAACAAAATTAGGTTCATTAAAAGGAGCTGTTGCGTTAGCTGTTGGTTGTTCAAAAGCTCAAAATGGGCAATATAGCATAGACGCTCACTCTAAGAATAGATTTGCTTACAACTGCGTTCCAGAGCTAGTTTACGCTTACTTAATAGGTAAAGAGTACAAAGCATATGGAACAATTCTTCAAAGAGGTAATGAGGTTGAAGGATTAGTTGAGCTAGTAAATGGTGTATCTAAAAACGGTTTAGTAATCAAAGAAAGATATACTGGATTAGTTGAGTTCTCAAATGGCACAGTATCAGCTATTAGAGAAATCGAAACTATCGAACCAACTGATGAATTTAACTTAATAGTACCTGCAAATGAAGTAGGTGAAATAGTTAAAGGAGATACAATATACAGACTTATGAAAAACCCAATTCACTTTGATGGAAATGGCAATAAGAAGTATATCGCTAAGGCAGTAACTAAGGTTAATATAGACGTTAACAAAAATAGAGGTACTGAATACAAAGCGTTCTGGAGCAGAACTGAATGTTATATGATAACTGTCGCTTAGAACGAAATCCACGTAGGGCATACGTGATAATGGTTGCTAGGGTATACGCTTAGTCGTATATCCTATGGAGTTATTATCCGAATTTAATTTATGAGAAGGAGTGTATTAAAAATGACAATGTTCAAGTACGAAAACAAAAATTATCAATGTGAGGTAATCACTAAAAAAACTAACAAGGACGTTATAACTATCAGATTAGTTAATGAAGAAGGTGAAAGAAACATTTATACGTGGGGATTTAAATATAAACACCCATACGCACCTAAGACTAACGAATATAAGGTTAAACTTAACGTTATTAGAAAAGCAATAGGTATGCTTACTGGTATAGATATGTGTAAAATAGCAACTCAAATCCAGTAGGGCATATATGATTAACGAAATTTAAAACGAGAGAGGTACGAACGATATGAGAAAATTAGGTGATTACTTATTAGGATTTAGTGTAGCTTTTAGCGTAATTTTTATGATGTGCTTCTTAGCATACTTTACAAATCAATCGGACAAGGCTATAGATGAACAAATGAAAAGAGAAGTTAATAGAACTTTACAACAACGTGATTATATAAGCGAAGATATGAAGATGGAGGTAAACAAATAATGAATAAGTATACTTTTGGTAGCGTTATTGTATACGCTGACACATTGCAAGAAGCTTATGAAATATATAATGAAATGAGAGGTGCTTATTAATATGGCGATAACATTAGTACATCAATACTCACGAGGTAAATTAGTATACTTAACTGGTGGAGCTTATGAATTTCACTACTATGATGGGAGAGTGCTTATACACACTTGTAATAGACGTTCTAAATCAAATGACATTAAAGCAAAACATAAACTAAGAGAATATTACGAAAAGAAAGGTTGGATTGTATATTAGGAGTAGATATAAATGAATGAAAAAGATATAATAAATAACGTATATAATTATATGCGTTCCGTAGGACGCAAAATATATAAGAAAGAAATAAAACAGTACCTAGAGTGTTATAATAAGCAAGACTACTCTCCAATGTGGAGTACAGATTTATATATAAATCGTGGTGGAACTTATTGCGAAATGATAGAAAAAATATATATAATGAAAGGTTTAATTTAGATGGAAACTTATAAAATAGAAATCGAAGAAACTTTACAAAGGATAATAGAGGTACAAGCTGTAGATAAGTACGAAGCATTAGAGAAGATACACGAAATGTACCACGAAGGTGCTTTGGTATTAGATTATAGCGACTTCAAAAGCGTAGAAATAAAAGAATACGTAGAAGAACAATCCAAATAGGGCGTATATGCGTATATCAATTTGAACGTTAAGTGTTACTTTTTAATACTTGACGTTCTTTTTTATATATGTATAAAATATACACATAAGGTCAATAATGATAATAAAAGGTGGTAAAGATGATTAAAAGTTATGAGTTGTACAAACTATCAAAAAAAGTTTTAAACGAAGGTTCAATAAGACTATTAGAATCTAATAGTATTTGCAGTAAATTAACTTGTAAAGAGTGCATATTCTCAAGCTATAATAACCCAAGATGTAAAAATTGTGGTTCAGATACAGAAGAATATTACAAAGAAGTAGCAAAAAGTTATATAAAGTTTTACGAAGATTTTGAACCAGTAGACGAAATAGCACTAGAGATTGAAGAGCTTGAAGTGCAAGAAGAGTTATTAGATATTGAGGTTGAATTAGAAGAAATAAATGAAAAGAAAGAGGTAAAAAGTATGAGAAGTCTTAGAGAAAGAGTATTAGGAAAAGTAAATTATAAATCAATAGCAGAACAAATTTGGGATAGATTAGAAGATGAGATTATAGATGAAATATCTTATTCACTTGATGAAGATTCGATTGTTGATGATATGATATATCACTATAAGAGAGATTATATAGACGTAGCAAAAGAAGTTCTAATAGAAGAGTTTTGCCAAGATATTTCTAGTGATGAAATAGAAGATCATATTAAAGAAATAGCGAGGGAAAAAGCATATGAATAAAACTAAGGTCGAAAGACAAATAGAGCGTATGTGGTTCTTAGAGTATAGGAGCCACGCAAGCGTTCAAGATATACTAAAGTATTGGTATGTAGAAAAGAGCAACACCATACAAGCAATAGCAGATTATTACGTTCAAAGTTACGGTTCAGTTCAAGCATTATTAAAAAAATATCACATTTTAAAGGAGGTGATTTTAATTGATTAATTTAAACGTTAAATTAGAAGTAGAGCTAGATGATAGTTTTTTTGTAGATGTGCTAGAAACTGCATGGAGTGATGGAGTAAGTTATTGGATTGAAAAATATAGGTTCAGTAAAAGAGCTAACGAAAAATCAAGAGCAGAACAGATAATTAAAGATGGGTGTATAATGTACGTAATGGTTGATACTGGTATGGAAATTGAAGAAACGCAAATTACCAAAGGAACAATATATAGAGGTTATAGAAGATATTGCAACTGGAAAGTTGAAAAAAGTGAACATATTTGCACAAACGCTTCGGATATAGATAGCAAAGAAGCAGATATAATTATTCAATTAGGTTTATTTAATGAAATAATATTTTGTTAGGAGTGAGAGGTTTATGGTTAAAAAGTATCTATTTATCGAAGGGAACAGTAAGAAACCAATTAGTGATGTGGAGTTAAAGAAAAGAGTTACTAAAGCATTAAAGGGTAAAAAAATAACGCCTAAGAATAGCGTAAATATGTATTTTAACACAACAGAGTGGAAAGTGTACGTAGTAGTTGACAATGATATTAATTTAGAAATTGAATTGGAGGAAAATTAAAATGAGTAGATATTCAAGAAAAATAAGAAATTTAATTAAGGACGAAATAAAAGATACGATAATGGATTATGAGGACGTTTATGGGTGTGATTTAGCTTATGAAATGTATAATAATGATTATTATATAATAGGAACTTATGAAGCGAAACGATTCTTAAAAGAATACTTTGATGATATGATAGAGTGCTTAGAACAATACGAAGAAGAACTTGGAGAAACATATCCAGACATAACAAATTCAGAGAAACTTGCAACATTACTAGCTCTATATGTAGCACAAGATGTACTATGCGAATCAAAGACACTTGATGAATGTTGGGATTGTAGATTAACGGAAGAAAACTTAGAAGCGATAAAAGAAGAATTATAAGAATTATATTTATGATTTGTCTTTAGGCAAATCAACCGAATGTAATGAGGTTTAAGCGTATATAACGTTATTAGCGTATTTAACTTACTTCGTAAGTTGTGTTCTTACAGAACACGAATACGTTATTTATTTACTTTACGTTTATTACGTTCTTAGCGTTCTTAACGCTTAACCCCCTTCCCCCTTATTATAAGCTAAAAAATGTAAAAAAGTACAGCATTTTTTAAAAAAATTAACACAAATTTAACAATTAAAAAATGCTTGACACGAACAGAAAGGAGTAAAAATGGAGCAACTAAAGAAGCAAAAATTCATTCTACATGATGATTTGTTTGAAAAGCTACGACTAGAATATGAAAAGTGTGAGTATTGCCTTATAGATGGAGTGAGATTATACAAATACTATGGCGATTATAGGTTGATAAGTGAAGAATACTTTCAGCGTAAACGCAATAGCGAGTTTATCATAGGTAGAATATACACCTGCAATGAAATACAAAGCGTTAAAGCTAAAATTGCACTTGAAGCATATCATGGTATAACACGCTACAAGGCGATTGAAAAGCAAGTAGAGTTAATCAAGTTTGGTAATGTTGAAGCGTTACAAAATGGCGTATACGACGTGCTAGGAGTGAAAAAAGGTATACTGTACGTTCCTAACAAGCAGGAAACAGAACAAATTATAAAAAATAAGCACAGAAGAGTAAAAGCAAATGGCTTAAAGAGGATATTAAAATGATATAGAGATAAGTAAAATTCATAAGTTACGTAACTTGTCAAATATAGTTGTATTTTGACAAAACGTGTAATTTATGTTAAAATTTATATATGGTCAATCACGCTAAAGTGAGTAATAAAAAATAAAAAAAATAAATGAAAAGAGGTATGAAATTATGTCAAATTGGGATTTAGCATTAGAAAAAGGAAATGTAAAAGAAGGAAGTAGCGAAACAAATTATATTAAATTTCAAGATGGAAATAATCAAATAAGAATTTTAGACGCAGAGCCAAAAGCTATATGGGTTCATTGGTTAGCAAATGCAAACAATGGTAAAGGCTTATCAGTTGTATGTTTAGGTAAGGATTGTCCAATGTGTGCAAAATATCGTTATGATAAAGCTAATAACGTAAATACAAGAGATAGATTATCAAGACAGTTTGTAATTAATGTATATAACAGAAACACAAAAAGAGTTGAGATATTACAAAAAGGTAAGAGTATATTTGAAACTCTAGCAACATTCCATAAATCTATGGGTGATATTACTGGATATGATATAAATATCGTTAAAGCAGGAAAAGGCTTAGACACTAAGTATACACCAGTACCAGTAATGAACAGCGAACCAGTACCAGAAGGATTAGAGCTTTATGATTTAGATGAAATAACACAAAAGTTCGATCCAATGGTTGTTGAGCTTTTAATATCTGGAATGACAATAGAGGACGCTAAGAAAACAGTTGGTGAAACATCAACGCCTAATGAATCAGAAGATATTGGTATCGAAGAAGAATCATTCGTGCCATTCAAATAACGAGGACGCTTAATGCGTCCTTTTTAATACAAAAAAGGAGAGAATTTATGTGCCAAAGTGGTTGTATTAATGAAAATTATTGGGGGGATTGCACCCTTAGAGAGTGTGAATTACAAGTAGAAGAAATGCTAAAAAGAAAGAAAAAGGAGAAGAAAAAATAATGTGTTGTTTAAAAGGTGATATATATTATGCAGATTTGAATAACTCTATTGGTGATGTTCAGCAGGGGATAAGGCCAGTAGTTGTTGTAAGTAATAATTTCTATAATAATTTTAGTAATTGCGTAACAGTAGTACCAGTTACATCTAGTTTAAATAAAATTATCAAAACTCACGTTATCATTGATAATGAAGCAGAGTTAAAAGAGTGTGGTTTAAAGAAAGAAAGTAAAGTGATGTGTGAGAACATAATGGCTATAAGCAAATATCAATTAAAAGATCGTATAGGCCACGCACCATTACATCTAAAGCAAGAAATAAATAAAGCTATACAAATACAATTAGCTTTATAATTGGAGGAATGATTGGTATGAGAAAAGAGAGTGTTCAATTTTTAGAAAATTTAGTAAAAGATAACGGTGATTTATTCTTATTCGTAGCAAAAGATAAAAAAGAAATAAAAGCTGAAAATGCAACAAAAACTTTTACTTACAAAATAACAAAAGAATCTATTCCAGAAGAAGATTTTTATGACTTATATTATTTTATAAGCCAATTCTTGATTGCTAGAGCTGAAATAGAAAGAACTTATTTAAAAGTAATAAATACAGAGCAATTCGTTATATCAACGCAGTTTAATAATAATTACATTTATCATTATAGAGGTGATATAAACATAACAAATAATTATTATGAAAGCGTTACTGGGAAGGTGGTATAAAATGTTAGACAATATGAGATTATATGATGAAGAAAAGGAAGAATTACCTATTTGCGAAAATTGTGGAAATGAGGTATGTTTATATTTAGGCGAAGCAATAAACAAAGGTGATGACTATTATTGTGATGAAATGTGCTTCGTTGAATATCACGGAGGGATTTACGTATGACAAAAGAAAATAACAAATTCGCAGTAGAGCTTTGTAAATATTTTTACAGAGCAATAAATAAGAAAGTTACCCCTGCGTTAATGCGTCAAGGGATAGGACAATTCAAGAATTTACTAAACGTATATACAGTTGAAGAGTTAGAAAGTGTAATAAAGTATATAGAAGAAGGGAACGTACCTAATGTTTATAGCCCAGGATACCTAAGTTATGCTACAAACAAGATACTTGATGAAATACGCTTAAAAGAAGTTAAAAGCAAAGATAACACTTCTACCTTGGGTATTAAGATATTTAATGTAGATAGAGAAGTAAAGCCTAAAAAGAGTTCATTTTTAGATAAATTTATGTAAACATTATATGGCGTAGGCATACGATCTACGCCAATAGTGAAAGGGAGATGATGATATGAGTATTAAATTAGAAGAAATGATAGCATATAGTGGTTCAGAGCGTGCTATATTAACAATAATAATGCAAAACACAGATTATATATTAAAATGCGAAGAGCTAGGGTTAAAGAAAGAACACTTTAGTGTAAAAGCTAATAGATATATCTATAGTGCTATTGCGTACCTAGTAGGTCAAGGATATACTAGAGTTGATGGAGTTGCAATAATAAATAGTTTAGATACAAAAGGTAAAGAAGCATTGAATGAAATTGGAGGTATAGAATATATAGATTTACTTATGATGAGTGAAATATATTCAGACACGTTAGGTATGTATGTCGATAAAGTTGTCAATGCTTATAAAAGAAGAAATATTTACTCTTTATGCGAAAACACTAAAGAGAGAATGTTAGATGATGATGTTAATTTACCAGTTCTATTAAATAGTGTTCAAGATAGTTTATTGGGAATGAGTTTAGATAATAGTGATGTGGGGAGGGTGTATAAAATGGGAGATAGATTAGCTGATAGGTTAAACGAAAGAGCAAATGCACCAACAGACGTAAAAGGATATAAAGTTGGGTGGACGCAATATGATAAATATACGCAAGGTTATCAAGGGGGAGAACTAACAGTATTTTGCGCTCCTAGTAAAACTGGTAAATCAGCTATCCTTATGAATCATGCAATGAGCTTATCAGTTGGTAGTGGCATAAGCGTACTATACATTAGTACAGAAATGACAGATGAGGAAATGGAAGATAGACTTTTGTCTTGTTTATCTGGTGTACCTTACGTAGAAATAAGTAATGGTATGTTTGTTAAAAATACAGAGCATGGATTAGCACAAGATAAAACAAATAGAATAAACGAAGCACTTCAAATGATAAAAGAAGCTCCATTTAATCATATATATATGCCAGATTTTACAGTAGAGAAAGTTACAGCACTTGCAAAGCAAAAGAATTTACAAGGTAAATGTGATGTTCTTATATTCGATTATATAAAGCTTCCACCATCTGATGTTAGCCAATTAGCGTCAGCACAAGAATATCAAAGATTGGGTTATATGACTACTTGCTTAAAAGATTTAGCAGGAATACTTAACATACCAGTTATATCTGCGTGTCAAAGTAATTCTGATGAACAAGCAATAAGTGGTAAACCAGGGCAAAGCTTCATTGGTGGTTCTAAGAGAATACTTCACATGGCAAGCAAGTTGTTCTTCTTAGTAAATAAAACTGATGAAGAACTGGCTAGAAACGGTTTAGAGAAGGGAAATCAAACATTATGGTTAGCATTTCAAAGAAGTGGTTCTAGCGACCTTCCACCGATAAATATATATAACAATAGACCAATATTAAGAATGGAGGAAGCGTAAGATGAATATCGTTGAATTAGTGCAATCTCAAATGAATTTAGATAGAATAGTAGATGTATTAAATTATTACGGAGTTAACCGAATACATAATTTTGGAAGCACAATAAGATGTACTTGTCCTATACACGGAGGTGATAATCCAACATCTTTTGTATGGAAAGACAATGGGCTTTGGTTCTGCCATACAGCGTGTGGACGTGGAGGTGATGTATTTAACTTCGTTGCTGAAATGGAGAATTTAGATGTTGAAACGAATTTTAAGGACGTTGCTAATAAAGTTGCTCAAATACTTAATATAGATGTTACTAACGTTACTTATAACGCAAAAACTAGAGAAAATTTAAAAGAGCTAGAGCAATGGAAAAGGTCAATAATGAATAAAAAGACTATATGCAAGACAGAAGAGTATAACCTAGCAAAGCTTGGTGAATTAAAAGACATATCAAGGTATAGGGGCATAAGCGAAGAAACGCTTAGACTATTTGAAGTATCTTACTCTAAAGATATGGATAGAATAGTGTTTCCAATTCGTGATGAAAGTGGAACGTGTATAGGAGCTACAATGCGTAGAAGAGATAATAACAATCCTATTAAATGGCTGCATTACCCTACTGGAATTAAGGTTGGTGAATACTTATACGGTATGCACCTAAATTTAGGTAATACACCTTGGATCGTTGAAGGTGCTATTGATGTGTTAAAGTTACGTGATTTAGATATATTTGCTTTAGGTTGCTTCGGAGCTAAACTAACAGATGAACAAGCGAAGATACTTATACGTAACTTCACGTCAGTTAATTTAATGTATGATGGAGATAAAGCAGGGCTTGACGCTACTTATAGTGCAATACAAAAGCTTAAAGGTAAGATGGATATAAACGTATATGTTTTACCTTGGGGCGTAGATCCAGGAGATATAACACCTAATACGTGGGAAGATATAAAAATATGCAAACCATACGAGTTTGAAGAAATGTATAAAAATATGGAGCAATGCGTTTAGCATTGCTTTTTTAATTTAATTAAACTTTTTACAAAACAAATGTCGAACAAAAAATTAATATTTCGTGTCAATGTTCGTTATAATTTGTTGAAAAAATAGGAAATATGTGTTATCCTATATATGGGTGAGATTCTTGAGATTTACAAAAAATGAAATAGAAACTATGGTAATAGCCTATCAAAATACAAGTGATAAAACGTACTTAAATATGATTGCTGAAAGCACAATAAAAATAATTTATAAGTTTGGCAAGAGTTATAAAAACGTTCCAAAGGAAGAGCTTAATTACATATTTGGAATCGCCTTAAACAAAGCTGTAACCAAGTGGAATCCGAGTGGACGAGCTTCTTTCACAACGTATTTAAGTACAATTATTATTAACGAACTAAAGATGTACTTGCGTGATTACGTAAGGCAGAAACAAAAGAATTTCGAGAATAGTGCGTTGCAAGAGCTAGATGTGTTCGGCTTCGATAAGATGTTGAAAGCGTCAGATGATTTAAGTATCCTCATATACGAGGATATCGTAAATGAAACTTTGAGTAAGTTTGAAAAAGACGAAACGAAGAAAGCACTTTTAATGTATTTAGAAGGACACAAGATAGAAAGCATAGTAAAAACGCTTAACATAGGTCGTACTAATTTTTATTACAATTTAAAACAATTTAAAGCGTATTTGAGGGAGGAATTAGAGAGTGCATAACGTAGCAGATGTGTTGAGATTTGAAAGTAATACAGAGATATTTCAGAGAGAAGCGAGAAGAAGTTTAAGAGATGATTTACCTTATGAAGCTATGTGTTCAAATATGTGCATGGGACTTGCAGGTGAAATTGGTGAAGTGATTGATATTATGAAAAAACATATATATCAAGGCAAAGAGCTTGATATTACTGATGTGATTGAAGAAATAGGAGATGTTCTTTGGTACATTGCTAATTTTTGCAACGTAAACAACATAACAATGGACGAATGTATGGAAAGCAATATAAAAAAACTTAGAGAGCGTTTCCCTAATGGGTTTACAATTAAAGACGCTAATGAAAGAAAAGATAAAATGGGGGAATAACAAATGGGAAAATTATGTTTAAAAGCTAACGTGAGATTAAATGGTTCAATAGAACTTACTAAAGAAGAGTTAGAAAAAATATTAGAAACTGATTACGAAAGCAACATGAAGAAAATTCAAAAGATTGCTAAGGAAGATTTTATAAGAGCTATAGAGCAAGACCTAGGCTTTAGAAGAGAAGAAATAAACGTTACTAAATTTGAGTATTTCTTTGATGACAGCGAGGTGAGTGAGTAATGAACGAATACAGCAAATACTTAGATGATTTAGCAAAAATTTTTATGCAAGAAATAGAAAAAGAAGAAAACGAATCAAATAAGAATGATACTGTAAATCACCCAAATCATTATAACAATGGCGATATAGAAGTTATTGATTACATAAAAGACAAGCTTGGTATTGAAGGTTATGAAGCTTTTTGCATAGGTAACGTAATCAAATACGTATCAAGATACAAGCATAAAAACGGTAAAGAAGATTTAGAAAAAGCACTTACATATTTAAAATGGGCAATAGAGGTGAGTAAGTAATGACAAATGAAGAATTTTACGCTACTTACAAAACTGAATGTTGCAAAATAAGCGTTGAAATAAAAGTTGACGATAGATTTCTACTTGAAGAAAGATACGAAGTTGCGTGTCCTTTGTGTGGAAAAACAACTACAGTACAATAAGGAAGCCTAATGCTTCCTTTTTATATACACAAAAGGGAGAGAAATTATGATAGAGGATATAATTAAAGAACTAAAGGATAAAGGTGTAGATGTTGGCGTTAGAGAGTGTGTACTGCCAGATAAAATAAGTAAGCAAAAGACAAGGAAGAACCATAACAAGCGTAAGCTTACTGACGAACAAGCAAGGTACATAAGAATGGAATATAGAAAAGGTAAATCTTATCATAGATTAGCCATTAAATTTGGTGTTAACGCAACAACAATAAAACAAATAGTAGAATATAAAAGTTATAAAAAAGCTTTGGGATTACCTAAAGCTGTTAAAGGAGAGAATATTTATGTTTAACCGATTTACAGAGCTTCACGTTCATAGCGAATACTCTATGCGTGATGGTGCTAACAAAGTAGAAAAGTTAATTGATAGAGCAATAGAACTAGGCCATAAAGCAATAGCAATAACTGACCACGGAACTATGGCAGGTATTATACCTGCATATATCTATGCAAAAGAAAAGAATTTTAAAATTATAGTAGGGTGTGAATTTTACGTTGGAAGAGAAGAACGTAACCATTTAGTAGTTTTAGCAAAGAATGAAAAAGGATATAAAAATATGTTAAAGTTAGTTGCGTTAAGTAACAAACCAGAGCATTTTTATTATAAACCAACGATAGAAGAAGCTGATTTATTTGCTAATAGAGAAGGCCTTATTGTGCTTACTGCGTGTATAGGTGGAAAACACGGTAGACTTATCATAAATGGTGAAAAAGAAAATGCTTATAACAGCTTAATGATGTATAAAAACATATTCAAAGATGATTTATATGTAGAAATACAACACAACTCTATTCCAGTACAAGAAAGTGTTAATAGAGAGCTTATTGATTTAGCAAGAAAACTAGGAATTAAAATAGTAGCAACTAATGACGTTCACTTCTTAACTAAGGAAGACGCTTACGCTCACGAAGTTTTGCTTGCCATACAACAACAAAAGAAAATGAATGATGAAAAACGTTGGAAGTTTGATGGAGATAGTTACTATATACATTTATACGAAGAAATGTTAAAGCTACCTCTTCCATTAGAAGCTATTCACAATACGCAAGAAATAGTAGATAAGTGTAACGTTGAAATTGATTTGTCTAGTATACACGCTCCTTCGTATTGCCCTACTAAAGAGGAAGAAGTTGCACTTATTAAAGCTAAAATGAATGAGTGGTACGCAAAGAAATTTGGTAACACATATAATAAGGAAGTAATTGATCGTATAAATAGCGAATTAAAAGTAATTATTGAAAAGGACTTTACTGGTTACTTCTTGCTTGTCGCTGATTATATTAACGCATTTGAATCTATGGAAATAGATCAATACGGTATAAAGCAAAACTTAATGTGTGGAGCAGGAAGAGGTTCTGGTGTAGGTTCTTTGGTTGCTTATGCACTAGGTATAACAAAAGTAAATCCACTTGAATATGATTTGTTATTTGAGCGTTTCATTAATGTAGACAGATTATCTTATCCAGATATAGATACGGATTTTGACTACGAACATAGACAAAAAGGTATTCAATACATGATTGATAAGTATGGTAGTGAACATGTTGCTCAAATTAGTGCCTTCGGTACTCTTCAGCCTAAAGCTACTTTTCGTTCAATACTAAGTGCATTTGATTATCCTACTAATATTATTAATAAAATTTCAAAACTTATACCAGAAGGTTGTGAAAAGATAGATGACGCTCTTAAAGATCCTGCGTTAATGTTCGCAACAAAAGGTATGGAAAAAGAGATAGAAGTTATGAAAGCACTTGAAGGAATAACTACTACACAATCAATGCACCCTGCAGGAGTTGTTGTAACTGACGAACCTATATACACTTATGCTCCTTGTCATACAGCAAGTGATGATAGAAACAAGTATGTAATAAGCTTAGACAAAAAGAAAGTTGAGAAAGTTGGTTTAATTAAGCACGACTTCTTAGGCCTTAAAACTGTTACTATACTTAGAAAAACACTTGCACGTATCAAGAAGACATATGGTGTTGATATAGACATATGGAACTTACCTAAAGACGATAAGAAAGTATATAGTTTATTAAACTCTGGTCATTTAACTGGCGTGTTTCAGCTTGATGGAGATAGTGCTAAAGCTATTGTTGAGAAGCTAAAGCCTAGCAAATTTGACGATATAATCGCTTGTGAAGCTGTTTGTAGGCCTGGAGTTAAAGAAGCTAAAGATTACATTGAAAAAATGTGTCATTCTTACGGAATAGAAGAGGTAGATAAAATACTTGAACCTACTTACGGAGCTATTGTGTTCCAAGAGCAAACAATGAGATTAATGAATGTAGTTGGTGGGTGGACTTTAGGGAAAGCCGACTATATGAGGAAGGTGAAAGACCTTGAAGAATATAGAGATGATTTTGTTCACGGTGCTATGGCTAATGGCTATACATCTACTTTTGCCAATAACATATTTGATAGATTCGATTTGGGATATTCATTTAACAAATCTCATGCCGTGGCTTACGCTTTTATTACTTTTGCTACTGCTTACTTAAAGGCCTATTACCCTGCTGAATATATGTGCGAGTTTATTGATATGTATAAAGACGATAGAGATACTGTAAATGTTGCTATTGCTGAATGTAAAGCTCTAGGGATAAACATTACAGCTCCAAACATAAATGCTACACACGTAGGGTTTGATGTGGTAGATGGGAACATATGTTTCGGGTTATCTGGTGTAAAAGGCGTTGGTGAAAAAGCTGTTGAAAAACTTATCGCTTATACTAAGAACACTAAGATAACTACGCTTCAAGAACTTATAGATAGTAACACTCTTAATAAAACTGGAATACTTGCTATGATTAAATGTGGCGTATTCGATAAGGAAGGTGAAAGAGTTGATTTAATTAACTCTTATATCGCTACTAGAAGCAAGAAAGAGCGTGAAACTGAAATGATTACTGAATATAACGAAAAAATGAAACTTGCTTGGGAGAAGGACGTTTGTGGTATATACCTAACAAGCCACCCATTAGACAAATTTTTAGTAAAAAATTACTCAGAAGTGTCGAATTTTGGTGTGATTGGTGGTATAATAAATAGTGTGAAGGTAATTAAGACCAAAAACGGTAAAGAAATGTGTTTCTTACAATTAGAGGATAGGGAAACAATTATTGACGTAACAGTTTTCCCAAATGTTTATACAGCGTGTAAGCACAATTTGGTTGAAGGAAACATTGTCTTTACCAAAGGTCGTAAAGATGGTAACAATAAATGGTTATCAGATAATATTGAAAGATTAGGTTGTGTATAATTAAAAACTGCGTGTTTTGTTCTTTTTAACTGCGTGTTTTATACCAAAAGAGTTATTAACATTATGTTAACAAGGTGTGGATAAAGCAATAAAGCCACTTTCAGAAAAAACTGCGTTTATTCCTACATTTGCGCAGTTTTTATTTTGCTAAAAAATGGAGGTGATAGAATGGATATAGCTGAATTAATTGCATATATCATTTTTGTTACTATGGGTTCTATGTGTGGGATAATGTTATTATGGTTCTTTCAAGAATTAAAAATATTAATAAAAGGAGAGAATAAAAATGAAGAGGTTTAGTGTTAGTTGTCTAGGAACATATGAAACGTGTGGGTACAAATGTTTAAGACAGTACAACAAGATGGGAGAAGATAAATTAGAAGATGATAAAAACTTTTATGGTGAGTTTGGTTCACTTCTTCACGATTTATTTGATATGCACTATAAACAAAGCTTAACTATCGAAGATATGAAAGGGATATTCTTCGATAGAGTGTTAAGATTTGAATGTGAGTTCCCAGATGGAAAGAAAGACAAATACATGACAGAAGCATTGGAACAATTTGATTACTTCTACGAAAAGTACGCTCCAATGAAGCCAATCGCAACAGAAGAAGAATTTGATGAATTTTATATTGATGGAGTTCCATTACACTTTAAAGGGTTTATTGATAGAATTGATGGAAGTATAGAAGAGAAAGAAGTTGTGTTAGCCGATTATAAAACTGGTTCTTCTACTAAATACACTAAGCGTGAACTAAGTGATAACATTCAAGCAACAGTTTATTCACTTTGGTTCAAAGAGAAGTATGGGTTCTATCCAAAAAGATTCGTGTTTATCTTTACGAAAGAGCGAAAAACAAAAGAAATAGAAATAGATCACGCTTTCATTGAACGTGGGTTAGCAAGAATAAAAAGAATTACTAACGCAATAGAGCAAGGAATATTCATTCCAGAAGCAAAAGGTGGTAAGTATTTCTGTAAAAATTTCTGTAACTACTTTGATGAATGTCCTAAATACATCAAATCAAATGATGGGTGGGATTTATAAGCAATTGCGTAGTACATCACACAAGGAATATAGGCATAATGTACATTGCACTATGACCTATATTCGTACTTTGAAAATATTGCGAATAAGGAGGGTGTAAAATGTATGAGTTAATGACATATTATTCAGCATTAGAAATGATTGAAAAATATAGAAGTTTATATCCTAAAGATTGGGAAGATATATATATAACTCATGGTGGTAAAGATTTATTTTTAGATAGTAATGTTAGATATAATTTAAGGGCTTTATATGATGAATTAATTAATATTAAAGAATGTAATAGAAATTTACCTTTACTGTTTTCAAAAGTTATAACAATAAATAAATATGAGTTATTAGATATAAACACTTTAAATATTCATGGAATAGATTTTGTGCAAATGTCAGAAGATTAA